GACTTCCGTGATTTCCTGTCCCACTACCACCAAGATATAAATCTCCACTTGAAGTAAAGGCTGCTAATGAACTACTCATACCAGTTTCTAAACTTTCAGATGATTGATAAACTATTCGTTGTCTTGTAGAGTCATATTGTTTTACAGTTAACTCAAACGATGATGACGCGAATATACTATCTTCAGTAAATGCACTTCCATCACTTGCAGATTTTCTTGTTAACATCACTGACCAAAAGTCATCATTGTAAAATGCATTTAAAGATGATGTTATATATTGAACTGGGTCAACTCCTGTTGAAGAATTAGAACTACTTATTGCAAATCTTAAATATCCATAGTCGTCTGTTGTTCCGTTGTCTTGTAAAGATATTGCCCAACTACCCTCACTTCCAGCACCAGAACCAGACTTTTGTAATAATACCATTGAACCTGATGAACCTACACTATTTGGTGTCCTAAACCTAAACTCTATTGTTTCTGGATATAAGTTTTTATCATTACCATTAACATCTTTTCCTTGTAAAGTTGTATAATGAGATTTAATGTATTGTCCTGCTCTAAAATCTAATGCTCTTGTAAACTTTCTTTTTATTTCATAATTAACTCGTGTACCTCTATCAGGCCCACCATATTCACGAACTCGTAAAATTGAACTTGGAATACCATAACAATTTAATATACCTTTAATTGACCTTTCTGTTCCTTTCGTTTTGAAAAAGTAAGGTAGATTTGCAAGAATTCTTTTCCATATTTCTTCACTAATTGCTTGTCCAGATAATTCATTTTTAGAAGTTCCGTCAGTGTTTTTACCTAACAAGTATTCAGATAAATTTGTTAAAGAACTACCATTAAATAATCTTATACCGAGAGCTTCTGAATAATATCGTGCTATATCTTTGGAAATACCCTCTGACATATTGTTTACTCTTATGTTAATATCAGTTAATGATTTTATGTATGTCCAAGTTTCATCAAATTGTTCTCCAATCATATCCATAAATTCTAAATACACATTATTTTCTGTGTCTAATGAAACGTGGTCTGGTAAAGTGTTTCGTAAAGAATTTTGATTATCAAAGTCATACTTAGACGCACTTGAAATCATAGTAGTAAACCAAGTTTCTGCGGTAGACCCTGATGAGTGTTCTAATGTATATGGTGATGATGAGTTTGTTTTTGGCCAAGATGTATCGTGAAATATTCCATTGGATGCACTTGAATAAGAAGAACTTTCAAAATATAAATAATCTTCATACGGAGTAAACGAATCAATTACTCGTTGTCTTTTTTTGGATATGTCCTCTCTTTTTGAAACAACCGTAGTTGATGTCACGGTTGATAATGAACTACTTTCCGCAGTATAACTTTCTATTAATCTAAGTTTTTTTCTAAAATTTAAAAGTCTTCTTTCTGCATTTGAAAAGTGTATAAAATTACCAAAACCAGTATCATCAGTTTCCGTTGAGATATCAGTTGTTGTTTTTGAATAATCAATATTTGGTTGAACATCAAGTAAACTACTAGATACTAATAATCTTTCAAGTTCTCTATTTTGTTCCGTGTCAGAACTTAATATGTCATCTTGACTTTGGAATGCAGTATATTCAGAGTTAACCTCATTATATTGATTATCAAAATTTGCTGGATATAAAAATGTGTCATTAACTTCTTGTGTTGGTATTAAAACAATATTTTCTTTTATATCTTGTAATCTTTCTTCAACAATAGATATTCCTGAAGGAGAATCTCCTGTTATATCTACCACATTACTTAGTAATGGTTTGTGTAGTTTTACGGCGTATCCACTTGGATTTGGTTTTAAGTTTGTTATTAAATAAAAGTCTAAATCATTTTTTAAATAAGTTCTATATTGTCCAATGTCATTATAAGCATCACTTTCAATATAAAATGGAATTTTAGAAATATCAGACATTTTAAAATTTTCAATATCACCTGGTTGATAATTATTTGGATTGTCGTGAATACCAAGTGAAGTTATTTTAAATCCTTTATGTCTTAAATCATAATATTGTTGCTTTATCTGATTGGTATTGAATTTAATTGTTCTTTCATCAACCACTTGTGTTATCGTACTAAACAAAGGTATTAAAACTTCGTGAACTAAATGTTCATCACTTGGTGATTTAAGAGAATTCATATCACAATATTTTGAATAACCTTGGAAAGGTATATCGGATTGGTCAAATGGGTCAACACCAACAAGTCCAATTTGTTCAATGTAAGTTCCACCTCTCGTGAAATCAGATAAATTCATTGCTATATTATCGGTATCATCTCTTTCATCATATACATAGGCATGCATACCTTGTTCGTAATGTAAAAAATTACTATCGTTTTCTTCATCACCGGTCTGCTCTTGTTCGTGCATTGGATTATGTAGTCTACCTTTGGTTTTAGTCACCCATAAATCTTTTGGTAGATGTTCTAAAGAATCAACTCTTCTTTTTATTGCTTGTGCTAAATAATATCCATTTTCACCTGATATATTGTCTTTGATATTTTTACTAGATATCGTTAAGTTTTCAAAATTATATGCGTCTCCGGGTGTTCCTTCTTCATCTACTATTCTTGTACCTTGTTCGTTAATCAACATTGGTGGTAGTTCTAAAATAGTATCTTGTCCGGCAAGTCCAGAATCCATTCGTTGACTTAAGTCTTCAAAATCACCCCAATCTCTATCTTCTAAAACAATTTCTGAATTCTTTGGTTGTTGTGATACTCCTCGTTGTCCCATTTTAGCACCATATGTTGCATATTTCCAATCTTGAAAGAAGAAACCTGCTGAGTGTCCTGGAACTATTGCTCTAAAAAAGTTTTCAAATACAATAGTTTGTCCTACCATATTCTCTGTAAAAACTTCATCATACTCATCTGAGTCTGGTAATTCAAGTGTATTTTTTGACGGGAAGATATC